AAATACTCAATTAGACGATTACTTTATACCGGCTAATTTAATTCCAACAAATCCAAGCGATATTGATTTACCTATTGAGCCAATAGATGTAGACGTAAACAAGTTTTTAGGTCAAAAAAAAAACGAAATAATTAAGGCAGAAACCTATAATAATTATCCTCAATCTGCGACCAATAACGCTAAAAGGATGATTGAATGGCGTGATAAGTATGGGCGTGATGTTGTTACTGCGGGAACTGAAGTCGGTTGGCGTAGAGCATCGCAACTCGCAAACAGAGAAAATATTTCTTTAGATGTTGTTAAAAGAATGGCGCAATTTAATCGCCACAGAGAAAACGCAAAGATAGATCCTAAATATAAGGGAGAGCCTTGGAAAGACAACGGATACGTTGCCTGGAACTTATGGGGTGGAACTGCCGGAGTTGATTGGGCAATAAGGGAAGTAAACAAATTAAAAGACGACTAATTGAGGTTAGACAAAGACAAATGGCAAAAGGCTTTTGAAAAGGAATTAGACAAGGCCGAAAAAAGGCAATCCTCTAAAGTAAGGCGATACTATAAAAACCAATACTATAAAGGAGCAGAATCTTTTTTGTCTAGTGGTCAAACATCATTTCAACTTTTATTTAATACAAGTGAACTAATTAAAATTTATCGTGATTTATATTCTGATATCGGTTTGCAATTTGCCAAATGGTATGCAAGAAATTTTGATAAATACATAAAAAAGGGAGTTAATCCGAATCAATACGTTGATGAATGGCAAAATTCTTTTGCGTCTTATGGCTCTGCCGTAGGTGCTGAAAGGGTTACTTTAGTAAGTGGTACTGCAAAAGCTACACTTGTAAAGGTTACGCAAAATTTAATGACTGATTTAGATTTTCAAAATCTAGGTATTGCCGAAAAGACTAGAATTTTAAGAAGCCAATTCAATAGGTATTCAGCGTTTCAAGCGGAGCGATTAGTTAGAACAGAGGCAACAAGTGCTGCTAATTTTGCAACTTTAAAATCTGCAAACACAGTATTTCCGGCGGCCGATATGATGAAAGAATGGGTTGCGTCTTTTGATGACAGAACAAGGTCTACTCACGCAGAAGCCGGTGCAAGTGAGCCAGTTCCTCAAAATGAGCCATTTATGGTTGGGGGTGCTTTAATGATGTATCCTGGAGATCCAAGCGGCCCGGCTAGTGAGGTAATTAACTGCCGTTGTTCAATAGCGCCATTTCCAAAAGAAAATGCACAAGCTACCGGAGAAATCACTGACATTAACTTTGGTTTAGGTGGCGGAACTAGAACGGGTTATGGTTTAGGAGACTTTGTTGCAGATGTCGGAGCAACTGTTGCAAGTGTTAGTTCAAGTCAAAATATTTTTGTTCCGGCTAAGTCTTTAAAAGAGGCAGAGGAAAGAATGTTAAAAATTGGAGGTGTTAAAAATGTTAATTTAAAAGGGTTAAAAAAATCACAATACAATGAAATATTAAAGATATATGAAAAGGAAAATAAATTCTCAAAATTAAGTTTAAATTCAATTACTACTTATAGAAATGCACGTTCAAATGCAATGGCGGTTTACTCTCCTTCTCAAAATAGAATTTCTTTAAATTTATCTAATTTTAAAAAGCATACAAAACATAATTTTAAATCTTATGAAAATCAAATTAAAGAATTAGAAGATTTAATAAATGAATATAAAATTAAGTATTTAGGAAATACAAGCTATAAACAAAGTCAAGTAATTTCGAGAATAAACTCTTTTAAAAGAGAGATTGATAGAATAAAATTTAAAATAAAAGACGGCGAAAAGGCACGAATTTGGTCTATTTCAAGCGGTTTTGAGGATCAAGTTGAATCTTTAGGCGTTACATTTATCCACGAAATAGGGCATTTTAGGCATTTTAAACAATTAGGTGAAACAAGAGGCGTTGGTTTTAAACAAATAAATAGTGTTTCAGAATACGGACGTACAAACTATAAGGAATACCTTGCTGAATGGTACGCACATTTTAGGGTTTATGGGCCAGAAGGTGTGCCGGAATTATTAATTAAATTATTTAATACTTTATAAAATGACAAACAACATTTGTATAAATTGCAAAAATTATTTTGGAGACCTTAAGTGTTTAGCTTTTGACAAAATACCAAATGAAATTCTTTTAGGCGAAAACAATCACAATAAGCCTTTAAAAAATCAAGACAACGATATTGTTTTTGAAGCCGGAATTCCGGGTGAATTTTCTGAATTAACAAAAATTTAAAAATCGTATATTTACAAAAATTTTTCTATATGAATACAATTCTTTATAAAGCGGCTCCAGTTGGAGAGTTAATCGATGCGGATGAAAAGGCCGGAATCATAAAAGGGTACGGATCATTCTTTGGAAACAAAGATTCTGATTCTGATATAATTATGAAAGGCGCTTACAAAAAGACAATAGCCGAGAATGGCTCTAGGGTTAAATATTTATATCAACACGATATGAATCAACCAATCGGTAAAATGACCGAACTTTATGAGGATGACAAAGGTTTAGTTTTTGTTGCAGAGATTGCTAAAACGCAACTAGGGAAAGATGTTGTTGAGTTAATGAAAAGCGGAGTAATAACTGAAAATAGTGTAGGTATATTGCCAATCCAAAAGCAAGACAAGGGAGATTATAGAGAAATCAACGAGGTTAAACTATATGAAATTAGCGCCGTTACTTTGGCAGCTAATGACCAAGCTAAAATATTAGATGTAAAAGGGAACGTAGATTTAGAAAAAGTTTCTAAAAGATACGATAGCCTTTCTAAACTATTGCGCAAAGGCGACATTTCAGACGAGATGGGTTACGCTATTGAAGCAGAAGTATTAAAATTAAAATCATTATTTATTGAGTTCACGAAGCCGACAGAAATTATCACTTCGCCGAATGTTGAAGTAAAAAGCAATGATTCCGAAGTGTATAATTATTTATTAAATTCATTAAATTCATAAAAAATGAACGAAGAACTAAAAGGTCAATTAGACGGAATAAGCAAGTCTATTGACGCAAAGATTGAAAAATCTAATTCAGACGTTGTAAACAACGTTGTTGAAAAAGCTAACGAGATTGTAAAATCAGAAGTAAGCGGAATGGCTACTAAATTAAACGAGCGTTTAGACGCTATGGAAGTAGCAAACAAAAAACAATTCAATAGCCAAAAGAAAGTAACTTTTAAAAGTGCTTTACAAGAGGCGTTGGATAATGGAGCGGTTGATGGAATTGCAAAAGGTAATTCAAGAAGCGCATCATTTGAATTAAAAGCGGATATGACTGTTGCAGCTGACTTTACCGGAGAGGTAATTCCGGCGGACAGAGTACCAGGTTATAAGTTTGATCCAACGAGACCAGTTCACGTTAGACAATTACTAGCTACTGGATCAACTCAATCTGATGTTGTAAGATATGTAAAAGAATCAGGATATTCTAATGGCGCTGCCGCAACTGCTGAAGGTGCAACTTTAGGACAGTCTGACTTTGATATGACTGCGGCTGATGCTAACGTAAGAAAAATCGGAACTTACTTCCGTATTTCTGAGGAAATGTTAGCTGATACGCCTCAATTAACGTCGTACCTTTCTGCAAGAGCGCCTGAGAAACTTTTAGAAGTGGAAGATGCTCAAATATTAAGCGGAGACGGAACTGGTGCTAATTTAAGCGGTATCATTACTGATGCAGCTGACTTTGATGTATCTGCAAGTGGTGCATTTTATCAGTCTGTTGAGTCTGCAAATGAGTTTGACGTAATCGTTGCTGCATTAAATCAATTATCATTATTGAATTATAGCGCTGACTGTATTATGTTAAATCCTACTGACTTTAACAAAATCTTATTGTTAAAAGATTCAACTAACAAATACTTAAAAGACCAAGTTTATAACGGATTACAACCTTCTTTTTCAGGAGTTAAAGTAATTCAGAACACTGCTATCACTGCGGGAACTTTCTTAATCGGAAACTTCGGTATTGGGACTCAGTTATGGGTTAGACAAGGTGTAAACGTTGAATTCTTTAGAGAAGATGGAACTAACGTAAGAGATGGATTTGTAACTGTTAGAGTAAGCGAAAGAGTTGCTTTAACAAACTACTTGCCAAATGCGTTTGTAAATGGAACTTTCTCAACTGCAATCGCAGCTTTAGAGACTCCATAATAACTAAAATAATTTATTTTAAAGGGCCTAGATTAATTTCTAGGTCTTTTTTTTTGCCCTTGATTTACAAGGTGTTACAAATAAAATGAAAAAAAACTTTAAATAAAAGTGAAAATATTTTTTTAATTCCAAAAAAAGTTTTATCTTTGGAGTGTGGGAAACAAACTACCACGTTAAGACAAACAATTATGCACAAATCAACAATCAAATCGGAAGTTAAAAAACAATTTTCTAACATTGAAATTTTAGAAATTAAAAAATTTGGATTTGGAATGTTTTCTGTAAAAGTTAAACAAGAATTAAAACGCTCTACTAAAATTGGAAATATTTTTGGCGAGACAAATTTTGATAAATCAGAAAACGGAATTGTTTTAGATGAAAAAATTTCTTGGAGTTAAAAAAACAAAAACACAAAAATAAACAAAATGAAAAAACTACAAACAGTTAAGGAATTAAAAGAAATGTACACAAAAGAAGATATAAAAAATATCTTTGAAGATAAAGGAATGTACATCAATACAGTAAATGAAAAAGGAGATAAGCACGATGGTATGACCATTGCCTTTAACAAGGCAGATAGTCTTTTTTATTTTAGTAGCTATGTTCTTGCTTATCACTATTTTTTACAAATGAATTGGATATAAAAACCAAACAAAATGAAAAAACTACAAACATTAGTATTAATTTTAGCGCCTAGCTATTTCATCGTAAGATTATTAACCGGATTAATATTCAACGTATAATGAGCAAACCAAAACACTACGACAATGGCGCAAACTATGACGTCATAGATATTGCAAACGATTACAATTTATCCTTTGCTAGAGGAAACGCCGTTAAATACATTGTAAGGGCGGGAGTAAAAAAACAAGACACAGAGATTGAGGATTTAGAAAAGGCGATTACTTGTTTAGAAAGAGAGATTAATTACCTAGAAAAAAATAAGTTATGTGTATAGTTGATTACGAATTAAACGAGCATTTAGATTCTTTAGAGGAAAGGAGCGAATGTATGCAATGCGGAGTAGATGTTTCTTTGGGTAAACATTATTGTTGTTTCAGTTGTTTGAACGCATCTAATAGATAGCGCCTAAACGCTTTCTAATGATTACTAACCTACGTTAAAACGTGGGTTTTTTTTATTTTGCTATCTTTACAGATATGGACAATAACCAAATTGGATGTCTAGCTGAATATAAATTCGCAACTGCTGCAATGGAACAAGGTTTTTTTGTTTCGTTTCCTCTGCTCAATACTTCAAGATATGATTGCATTGTTGAAACGCCTAAAGGGTTGTTTAAAATACAAATTAAATCAGTTCACAACTTTACGGATAGGTCAAGGGTTTTTTTAAGAGATACAAAGAAAAAAGCATACAATAAAAAAGATGTTGATTTTTTTGCTATCTACTACAAAGAGAAAGACGGATTCTTTATTTTTAAAAATGAAGGCAAACGAAAATCATTTGAATTGACATCGCCTAAATATTTAAAATATTTTAATAACTTTGCAGAACTTTAAATGTTTTCAATTTTGTTTTCCAACAAAAAGGCGTCGCAAACTAATGTGGCGCTTTTTTTTTATCTTTACAAAAATATTCATAATATGAAACTAAAAATCAAACAATCCATTTTAAAAGGAGGTAAGCGTTACAATGAGGGCGATGTCATAGAGTTAGATGCAAATACTGCTAAGAACTGGATTAAAAAAGGTTTAGGATCTAAAATATCTAAAAAGAAAGAGAAACAAACTTTTGAGACTAAAGAACTAAAGGTTGAATATAAAGAAATCAAATCAGATGAGACAAATTAAAATAAACGCAACAACCGGAAATGAAATATTGACGGCTCAAAATGTTAAAGACTACGCACGTATTGATACA